AGATATATAGACAGGCATTATTAGATGCAGGTTTATATGGTGGTATGGCTTGGTCTGGAGATAGTAAATGGCCTAAAGTAGATATAAATACTAAAGAAAAGTTTACTGAAAGTATGTTGACACAACATTGTATCAGTCATACATTTACCTTAGATATAGAAAGGTTGAGATAATGAAAGAAAAAAAACTAACATTAATAAGTAAAGACATTACACAAAAACAATGGTCTAATTTAGTTTTAGAATTAAACTTAATTAAAAAAGCATGGTCCTCTCATGCAACAATAGAGTTGCAAGGACCCGGCATAAAAAAGATCATAGCCCACGGAACACGGAACTTTGATTCTAAAGTTCTTGAAGAAGATGAATAATGGAACTAATAATTTTAAACGACGGACTTTATCAATTAGTTCCTGTCACAAAGCAGATGATGGAACATATATCTTTATTGGCACCAGTAGACTGCATGGGGATATGCGAGATACTCCGAGAAAAACTAAGCGGATACGCAGACACCCTAAACCTACACATCATGAATGATGGTAGCGGTAGCTTTGTTGGCTGTATTTGTAATTAAATAATTTTTTCAGTCTTACAAGAAAACTTTGTGTAAGCTTTTAAACTGTTGGTCCATTCAGGATCAAACCCTGCAATTAGTTTATGAGAATAATCATAACCATAAATTACACAAGAACTGTAATCATCAAACATAACTTTTGGTGTAGGTATAACTTTGCAACTATTACCTGCAAGTTCACTACATAAAACCATAAATAAAATAACTTTTGTCATTGACATATCCTTTGGAACATCCTATATAGTCATTACAATTAAATGAAAGGAAGTCTTATGACTGATATAACTAAATATAGAAATGTTTCTCTAACTCATGAAACATACAAGACATTGATAAGTTTGTCGAAGGTATTATTACCTGACGCGACATTATCTATAAGTAAAACCATTGAATCAATTGCAAATGAGAAAGCGAAGAAATTAAATGGAAAAATCAAAAAAAGTTAGACATAAAGCTATTTGTCCAACGTGTGATGGCAACGGTTTTATTAAAATTGTAGACAATTATAAGGAGACTAACATACACCAATGTTGGGACTGTGAAAGTCAAGGAGAGTTTTATGTGGATGAGTCCGAAGTTGTGGAGTCTTATATCGATGCTGATTATACTACAGATGATGATGTCAAGCTGCACTAGAGATCTAAATCCTAATCCTTACACTACTGTGTTAAAATATATGATAAAAGGAAAAAATGATAGATAAGAAAGCAAAAAAATGGAGTCAAAATAATAAATGGTTTGGTAAAAACAAATCATTAACACTGTTAGCAATTTATTTCCATGAACATTTAGTGGATATAAATGTAAATCCTAAAACGGAAAAGTATTACAAGATTATAAATCTGTTTATGGAACCTTTTGTTGCCGGAAAAGTTAAATTAAAATCTAGACCTAAACAAAGAAAGATTGTTAGATTAACTAAGGCTCAAAAAGAAATAGCAGAGAAGTTAAACGTACCTCTTTTAGAATATACAACTAATAATTTAAACAGTGTGGAGTGGTAATGAATAGCAATTACCACTTAGACATAGCCTACATAGCCGGTCTTTTTGACGGTGAAGGTAGTCTGACTTATAAAAAATATAAGGAAAAGAAAAAATCTGGTACGTACGATTGCAGACGCATTTCTATGGAGATAGCTATGACGGATAAAAATGTTATAGAACTTGTGCATGAGACGTTGATGGTGGGGACCGTTAGACCTAAGAAGGTCCCTAAAGGCATGAAACCACAATGGCGTTGGCGTTGTACGTTTAGAGATTGTCTACAAGTTTGTAAGAAGTTATGGCCTCATGCTATTGTAAAATTACATGACATTGAAAAAGTAATTGATCACTATGAACCAGGGATACAAGACTTAGATGACAATGTAATAGAACTAGATAGGTTTAGAGATAATATATGGTTTGGAAAGGAGAAATAATGATAGATTTATTTGTGTATAAATGTTTAGATAAAATTAATGATATAGCGACTAAGTTAACAAGTTGGTCATGGACAAAACTATGGGCTGACAGAAAAAAAGGCTACGGCTATAGAAGAAAAAAAAATGAAAAAATCTAGTAAATACAATTACATCGATGGAAAACAAATCACGGATCCTGACACTGGAAAACGTGTCTATGAGATAAGTTCTTATAGACTTCCTAGTGTTACTACTATATTAGGGGCTACCAAAAATACAGAATTTTTAACCAAATGGAAGGCCAAAGTCGGTGAAGTTGAAGCAGACAGAATCAAGAATGTATCTAGTGCACGGGGCACCAGTATGCATAAATTCCTCGAGTCATTTGTCACGGGCGTTGGTTACGATGATCTTACAGAACTCGGACAGGCGGCGCGTCCCATGGCCGAAAAAATTATGGAGATTGGTCTTGCGCCGGTCGAAGAGTATTATGGTTCGGAGGTTACGTTACATTACCCAGGTTTATACGCAGGTCAAACAGACCTTATCTGTAATCATAACGGTATGGAAACTGTTGTTGACTTCAAACAAGCTAACCGTCCGAAAAAACAAGAATGGATCGAAGATTATTATTTGCAAATTGCAGCGTACGCCATGGCCCACGACTACGTTTACGGAAGTCAGATTAAACAAGGAGTTATCATGGTATGCACGCCTGACCTATATTATCAAGAATTTAAGGTAGAAGGGGCAGAATTAAGGCGCTGGAAACATGCGTTTTTGAAAAGATTGGACATGTATCATGACCTAATGTTCGATGAGAAAGAAAAAACAACACCAATGAAAGCAGAGGAGTTTAACAAATGAATTGTTGGCACTGTGAACATGAGTTGATATGGGGTGGGGATCACGATACTGAAGATAATGAGGACTATGATATAGTTAGTAATCTTTCGTGTCCTAAATGTCATGCAGCGGTTGACGTGTGGCATCCATCAGAAAAACTAATAGAGGAGTATAGAAAGTATGACAGACCAAACGAGATGGGGAATACACGAAGTACAGACCAGGAATAAGGCTGTAAAATACCAAAAGGACCTAGTAAAAAGCGCCATGGCTCATGTAGTCAAGATGGACGAATCAGGGATCACGGACCTTATGTTGCAGATTGAGGCAGAATATGAGCGTAAGTATGGCGATAATGTGGCAAATAGAGAAAAAACAGTACTATAGTATTCTGTGACAGATTTTATTTTTTTTTTCTGTTTTGACTCGAAGATTTGCTGTCCAAGTGTACTTTTGCTCTAGAAGTGTTGGTATATATGACTTTAGGGTGGACACTTTTTGGTACACTTTTTATTTTTGGTACACTTTAAAGTGTACTATCAAATTTCGGTCCACGCGCGCGAATGTGTTTTTTTAAATAAAAAATCTGTGCTAGAATACTATAGATGAAAATTCATAAGAAGACTAAACATTTCAGAAAAAAGGCAAAGCCAATACCAGTTGAGACTCATGACTTACCTAACAATGTTAGAGTTGGGTATAAAGATATTAAAATTAGATACGTTAGACCTAATTATAAAAAATGGGAGTTAACCGATTGTTTTGGTGAGTATGACTACAGACAAAATGTTATACAAGTACAACACGATTTATGTGGACAAGAATTAGCTAACACTATCTTTCATGAAATAATGCATGCAGCAGTTCATGTTGCAGGTCTAAACCAAGAGAAAGCACCATTAGAAAAACCAGAGTTTGAAGAGGCTGTCGTTAATCAATTAACTAACGTAATGATAGGTGTGTTTAGAGATAATGATTGGATGATTGATATGTTAAAAACTCAATTAGAAGATTCAGAAGATGCAGATTGATCTTCAACCTTTTCAGGTTCAGGAGTCACATTTATTAACTGTCCGTAATCGTCTATTATCTGTTTCATTTTTGCTTCTAGCTCTTGTTCTGATAGGTCCTCTAGTTTTCCTGTTTTTATTATCTTCCTATCTATGTATAGTCCTGCTGCTTTTCCTCTGTTTGCTTCCGCGTTCACTGCTGAAGAGAATGATCCTTTTTTCAAAGCAGCTTCTCTAAGTCTAGCAAGTTCTGCGATGTGACCTTCATAAGTCACTTCATGTTTTCTTAATCTTTCTTCTTTTAGTTCGCCAATATATTTTACAACAAGTGGTGAGTATTTTGGATTAGTTAGTTCTGATCCTTCTCTCATTGCTCTATCCTTACTGTACCCAGCAGCAATAGCAGCTTCACGTTTAGTCATTGGTCCTTCTGGTCCACCGAATACTAAGAACTCAGCGAATCGTTGTTGCATTTCTGTTAATCTTTTTGGTACACCCATGTTGACAATTTAAGGGAACTATCCTA